AAAACTAAATTTGATAAACTAACATACCTTGAAAATGGTATTGGTGGCAGCGAATATGCTGTAATCAAACTTGCAGAACAATTTGCAACCCAAGGTCATGAAGTAATTGTATCCGGTGAGGTCTATACTGAATTTATAGATGGTGTAAACTATGTACATTCTGGTGATTTAGAAGCCAATCAATACTTTGATGTTGTGATTGCAACAAATTATATCCATTACATACCATTTCTCGGCAGTCTTGGAATTAATTTTGGAAAATCTTACTTTTGGATGCACAATGATGATTTTTATCCATATTATATGGGTGAGTCTTTACCAAATGATGGAGTAGACTACTTACTATCGGATAAACTTACAAAAATAGTATGTGTCTCTGAATATCACGCTAATATTGTACGAAATAAATTCCCACAAGCAGCTCACAAGGTAACATATATTGAAAATGCTATTGACCCAAATGATTTTGAGGGTATAATGGTTGAACGAATCTCCGATAGATTTATATATACATCAGCGCCTGACCGAGGTTTGAAAAATTTGTTAAATATGTGGGATGACATTAAAAAAATTAAACCAAACGCAAGTTTATATGTAGCAACTCCACCATACGCTCTTGAGTGGTATGAGAGCTATAAAGGAATTTATGATGATGTATATTTCATTGGTAGTTTATCACCATCGGAATTGTATGAAAACATCAAAATGTCGGAATATTGGCTATACCCCTCCCAATATGATGAGACTTATTGTATAACCGCTCTTGAGATGATGATAGGTGGGGTTAAAATTATATCAACCGATACTGGTAACTTAAAAAATTTATTAGATACACGAGCTGGTGTTGTTAAATCTGATGTTCCAGTTGGTGTAGTGACACAATCTATCATCGATACCATTAAGTTTTTGGAAGAAAGAGGGGATATTCAGACAAACTACTTACAAAACGCATACAAATATGCTATAAATCAAACGTGGTTCAATAGATACTTTGATTGGGAAGAGATGATTCACAAAAAAGATGTATTACATCCTGAATTATACTCATATTGGGACAATACTGATGAGTGGAAGAGTAGATTCATTACATATTCAGCACGAACCAAAGAATGGGATTTGATTGTAGATGAACCATTTATGAATACATTCTCATTCCCACTATTTACCTCTGAATTTTGTCAAATGATTCGTGAAGAAGCGGAACACGCTAATGCATGGACAATTAATAGACACGAATACTACCCTACAACCGATATGGTGTTAGAGACTATTGGTATGCATGAAATTTATATGGAAGTCTTAAAGGAATTCGTAATGAGTTTGGGTATTCATATGTGGGCGCTTGAGGGTGAGGGTTGGGACAACTTACAATCTGAAAACTTTCTTGCAAAATATGTTCCTAATGCACAAGGGCATTTATCAATTCACCACGACTCTTCGGATATTACCTGTTTAGTTCAATTATCGGATGAAAATGAATATGAAGGTGGTGGTACTTGGTTTAGAAGACAAAAGCAATTAGTAAAAAATCCAATTGGATATGTAACTTTACATCCTGGAAATATAACTCACAAACATGGTGCACGGGCAGTCACCAAAGGCGCTCGTTATATTATAGTATCGTTTATGAAAAATACGAAAAGGTAAACCATATACTATTTATATGGGAGTAATAGTATTTAGGAGAACAAATGTCAGTAAACATTCCAATTTGGGACGGTACGGCTACTTTTACAAGTGGGTCATCTACACCTTTCGGGTTTTTCGATTCGGATTCACAATTTCAAAGTGATGCACCAAAAGTAGCGCAATGGTGTGCTAAACGATTGGGGTATCCTATCATTGATATTGAATTACAAGACATCAATTTCTTTACTTGTTTAGAAGAAGCAGTGAATGAATACTCCTCACAAGTAAATCAGTATAGAGCAAAAGAGAATATGTTATCTCTTCAAGGCTCATCATTGGATTTGGATTTATCAAATACCAATATGAATGCTAATATGCAGAATTTAGTAAATATTGCTAAAGATTATGGTACTGAAGCATTAAGTGGTGGTAAGGTAACTGTTTATACCGGTTCATTCGAAATGGTGGGTGGTCAGCAAATATACGATTTGGGTGATGGTAATGTTGTTAATTTAGAAAATGGGTCGGTATCCGATGGAGTAACGCTCCGTAGAGTATATCACACACAACCACCGGCCATCATTAGATACTTTGACCCATTCGTAGGTACTGGTATGGGTTCTCAACAAATGTTGAATACATTCGGTTGGGGAGCTTACTCACCAGGTGTATCATTTATGATGCAACCGATGTTTGATGACCTTTTAAGATTGCAAGCAATTGAATTCAACGACTATATTAGAAAATCGGCATATGGATTCCACGTTGATGGTCAACGTATTAGATTATACCCAATCCCATCCAATGGTGACACCGGTGCTAAAGTATATTTTGATTACACATTGGATTCAGAAGTAAATTCGCCAGTTGCTAACTCAAATGTAGTAAGTGATTTATCAAATGCACCATTCAATAGATTAGAATACGGAAAAATTAATTCAGCCGGAAAGCAATGGATTGCTAGATACGCTCTTGCACTTGCAAAAGAAATGTTGGGTGCAGTTAGAGCTAAGTTTTCATCAATTCCAATTCCTGGCGCCGATGTAACTCTCGATGGGTCAGACCTTCGTAATGAAGCATCTGCTGAAAAAGACTCATTAATGATTCAATTGACTGAAATGTTAGAATCAACATCTCGTAGAGCATTAATGGAAGCAAGAAAAGAAGAATCTGAATACTTGGAAGAAACTCTTAACCGAGTTCCACGACCAATTTTTATAGGATAACCAAATGGCTTTATTCGGTGGACAAAGAGATATGGCTTTATTCAATAAGGTGAATAAAGAACTTATCAATGATATTATTGATACTGAAATTTACTACTATCAATTGGCTTTGACTGAAACTAAAGCAAATTTGTATGGTGAGGGTAAAGATAAGGTATTCAATCAGCCGGTAAAGATTCCGTGTTTAATTGAACGTAATCAGTCATCTCAAATATCCGATGATTTTGGTCAATCATATTCTCGTGAAGTTCAATTTAGATTTCTTCGTGATACGTTGGTTGATATTAATATTAAACCCGAAGTTGGTGATATTATACAATGGAATGGTGAGTATCATTTGATTGATGCACAATATTCTTACCAATATGTTGCTGGTAAGAACCCACAAACTTGGGATGGTGGCGATTCACAAGGTCTTAATGTATCTATTATATGTGATGCACACGTTACACGACAAACATCAATCAAATTGGTAGATACCTATAAAGGTAACTCACGACAAAACGATAACGAAGTACCATTGGGGTTATAAGATGGCAAGTAAGTATAGAAACGAAGATAAGTCAAAACCAAACCTTATTCAAACACAGTCTTCTACATCACAAGACCCAAAGTTGAATAAGGCAAAGCAAGTTCGTAGAGACCAAGACAATGTAAAGAATATTTCAGTTGGCATTTACGATGTTGATACTGCATTTAAAAACTTTTTGGAGAAAGATGTAAAACCAACCATTCAAGATGATGGTAGATTTTATCCAGTTCCAGTAATGTACGCATCTCCAGAAAAATGGGCAAGTGCTCAACGTGATGGGTTTATGAGAGATGATAATGGTATGATTTTGACACCAGTTATCTCGTTCAAACGAAACAATCTTTCAATTAATACCGAATTATCAAAACTAAAGGTGGCTCAGAACGAAGATGCTCACCAAATGTTTGAAAGAAAATATACACAAGCAAATAAATACGACCAGTTCTCTATTTTAACAGGCCAACAACCAAAGCGAGAGTTTATGTCGGTTGAAAGACCCGATTATGTCAACTTGGAGTACGAAGTAGTTGTATGGTGTGATTATATGGAGCAGGTAAACAAGATTGTTGAACAAATTGTCTTTTTCCAAGGTCGTTCTTTTGGTGATAGATACAAATTTGTAATAAAAGGTGATTCTTACTCATTTGAAACCATTTCAGAGATGGGCCAAGATAGAATCACTAAAGCAAACATCAATTTGACTGCTAAAGCATATATCGTTCCAGAATATGCCGCAATGACCAACAATACTAAACGTAGAATTTCAGTTGGTAGGGTATTTTGGGGAGATTCTCCAAAACTCGGTGGAAATGATATATCCATTAGTAGTGGTAATGAATAATTTTTACATATTTATATACTGAAACAAATAAATTTTATGTTATGAGTGAAAAAACAATTGTAAGCTTTACCGAAGAAGAAGTTGGTAAAATTACGGGGTTACAACAAAAGGTATTGACTATCAATACACGACTTGGGGAAATCGAGTTAGAGATTTACGAATTAGAATCCACATTCCAAGCTTTAAAAGATGAAAAGCAATCATTAATCAATTCATTTGGAGAAGTTAGGAAGGAGGAGATGGAGTTAGGCAAGGTTTTGAGAGACAAATATGGTGAGGGAACTTACGATATTGGAACAAATACCTTTACTCCTAACAAATAAGTAGTCGTTTACCCCATTTTTGGTGTATTTATAATAAGGAAAACCGAAAATTACATTTTAGGAGAAAATAATGGCTGAAAGAATTGTAAGTCCTGGCGTATTTACAAGAGAGAAAGACCTCTCATTCTTACCTGTGGGTATTGGTGAAATTGGTGCCGCTCTTATTGGACAAACTGTTAAAGGTCCTGCCTTCGTTCCAACGAAAGTAGAATCTTTTAACGAATATCAACAAAAATTTGGTGGTCTTACTGAAGATTCATATCTTCCGTATACCGCTCAATCTTATTTAGAAGAAGCTGGTGCTGCAACTATCGTAAGAGTATTGGGTGCAAGTGGTTACACTGCAAAACCTTTGGCTTTGGTAGTTTCTTCATCTAATGGTGAATATGTAGGTGCTTTACTTCACCCAACTACAACTTTGGGTACTGGTGATATGGACACAACTGCAGTTGATGCCGTTGCAAGTGCATCTTCGTTTGTTCTTACTTTGGATGGTAATGGTATTGAAAGTGGAAGTGATGTAAACGTAACTTCTGCATCGCTTGACCCATCTAATGTTAACTACATTACTAAAATTTACGGATACGCTCCTAAATCATCTAAAGATGCTTACACAATGTTGAACTTCTCAACATTCCAATCAGCGTCTTTTGCTACTGGTGAAAATGTTAAGGTTTCAGTTCAGCAAGTTGATGTTGATTACACTAAAGCTTATTCTGAAGCTTCTACTCCGTGGATTAAATCACAAAAAGTAGGTGGTAACGCTGCAAACTTGTTTAAATTCCACACACTTTCTCACGGTACTGCTACAAACTATGAGTTTAAAGTAGGTATTCGTGATATCAAACCAGCTTCAGAGGTGCCAGGTTCTGAATATGGTACTTTCTCTGTAATTGTTAGAAGAGTAGATACTTCTAAAATTCCTAACTCAATTTTCGGTCAGTCAGTTCAAGATACCGACTCAAGACCAAACATTGTAGAAGAATTCTCTGGTGTTAATCTTGACCCGAACTCTCCAAACTATATTAAGAGAGTAATCGGTGACAAGTACATTACTGTTGACGCAAATGGTAAGTTGTTAACTAATGGTGACTATCCTAACGCATCTGCTCACATTAGAGTAGAGGTTGATACTGATGTTGACGCAGGTTCAATCGATTCAACACTCGTTCCATTTGGATTTGGTGCCGTAACTTCACCACTACATTCAACTTATAACCTACCTGCTCCAACTTATAACGTATCACAATCAGTTAGTGGTGAATACAATAAGAGAGTATTCTTGGGTTACTCATTTGACTTTACAAATACCGACAACTTGAACTTCTTGATGCCAACTCCAGACGCTAACACCGAAACTGTTGGGTCTGACTTCGATTTGGCTGATTGTAAAACAGGTATTGTTGGTTCTGAAACCGCAATCTCATTATCATCTGAAATAGATGCTTTGAAATTCATCGTACCTTTCCAAGGTGGTTTTGATGGATGGGAGCCAAACCGAGTAGTTCTTACAGGTACTAACATTGCTGCTGGTAACACTCAAGGTTTAGATTGTTCATCTGCTACCGCTTCTGGTACTGTTGCATTAAGAAAAGGTATCAACGCAATCTCTAATCCTGATGAGTTCGATATCAATATGGTTGTAACTCCAGGTATTATCAATAGATTACACTCTTCAGTAACTACATTCGCTAAAGATATGTGTGAAGATAGATTAGATTGTTTCTATGTTATGGACGCTGGTGCTTACCAAGATTCAATCGCAACGGTTGTTAACTCATTGAGTGGATTTGACTCAAACTATGTGGCTACTTACCATCCTTGGGTTAAGATTTTAGATACTGACAAGAATAAGCCAGTCTGGGTTCCGCCAAGTGTTGTTCTACCAGGCGTTATCGCATTTAGTGATTCGGTAGGTGCCGAATGGTACGCTCCTGCTGGTTTAAATCGTGGTGGTCTTCCAAACGTACTTGAAGTTAAGACTCGTTTGACTCACGATGAGAGAGATACACTTTACACTAACCGAATCAACCCAATCGCTACGTTCCCTGGACAAGGTGCTACGGTATTCGGTCAAAAGACATTACAAGCAAAACCATCAGCATTGGATAGAATCAATGTTCGTAGGTTGATGATTGCTGTGAAGAAATACATCGCATCTTCTACAAGATACTTGGTATTTGAAAACAACACGGCTGCTACAAGAAATCGCTTCTTGTCAATCGTTAATCCATACTTGGAATCAATCCAACAAAGAAATGGTTTGTACGCATTTAAAGTGGTGATGGATGACTCCAACAACACTCCAGATGTGATTGATAGAAACATTATGGTAGGGGAAATTTACTTACAACCAGCCAAGACTGCTGAATTCATTGTTCTTGATTTCAACATTCTTCCAACTGGCGCTGCATTCCCTGAGGCATAAATTAGAGAAACGACTATTTATTAGAAAGACAATAGGAGATATAAATGGCACAATTACTTGACCCAAATGAAATTATGTTCACCAACTTTGAACCGAAGATGTCAAATCGGTTCATTATGTACATCGAGGGAATCCCTGCGTACTTGGTGAAAACCTCTGCCAGACCAGAAATCACCAATGGTAAAGTTACCATTGACCATATCAACACTCGTAGATATGTAAAAGGTCGTTCGGAATGGTCGGACATTACTGTTACTCTTTATGATGCAGTAGTTCCATCAGCAGCACAGGCTACAATGGAGTGGGTACGTTTACACCACGAATCAGTAACAGGTCGTGATGGTTATTCTGACTTCTACAAGAAAGATATTACATTCAACAGTTTGGGTCCTGTTGGTGATAAGGTAGAAGAATGGACATTGAAAGGTGCATACATCCAAACCGCTAAATTCTCGGATATGGACTATTCAGGTGAAGACCTTGCAACTGTTGATTTGACACTTACTTACGATTACGCTATCTTACAATACTAAAATACGGATTGTAATTACAAATTGGAAAATGAGAACCCCACTTCGGTGGGGTTTTTAGTTTAAAATAGTATATTTATTTTAGGTTAACCAATTATAAAGGAGAAACTATGTTAAATGTTATTAGAAACGTGGAAACTAAACAAGTTGTTTATATTTCATATGGAACTGTAACTCACAACGAATCCGGAGTAGCTGACGCTTCAAGTACAGACCTTGAAGCCGGACTATGGCCTACAACCGATGGTTGGGAATTGTTAAGTGTAGAAGTAGAAGCTCCAGCCGACTACCTTGGTGAAATATACAAAATGGTAGAAGATGGTGACACTTACCGTTGGGATTTGATGTAATATAATCATCAACAAATCTATAAACCCTCACCATTCGGTGGGGGTTTTTGTATTATAAATTATCGACTTACATACTTATATATGGTTAACCAAAATAATAACAAGGAAAAGTTATGGCAGATTTACAAGATGAATACAAAGGAATGTCGGATTCAGACATTGCTGCAAAAATAAGAGCGGAGTCTGAAACTCAACAACTTCGTGATTACAAATTCCCTACTGAAATCATAGAACTACCATCTCGTGGATTAGTTTATCCAAAAGATAACCCATTATCAAGTGGTAAGGTAGAAATGAAGTATATGACAGCAAAGGAAGAGGATATTCTAACTACACAATCATATATCAAAGATGGGTCGGTGCTTGACCGATTATTTCAGTCTCTTATCATTTCAAATGGTGAAGGTCAACCTATCAAGTATGTTGATTTAATCGTTGGTGATAAAAATGCTATTATGATTGCTGCTCGTATTCTTGGATATGGTAAAGATTACAAGGTTATGGTAAATGACCCGTTTTCTAACAATACACAGGAAGAAACCATCGACCTTACTCAATTTGATAATGTTGATTATGATGGTTCAGCACAAATGGAACTTCATAAAAACGAATTTGAGTTTAAACTTCCACAATCAAAAAGAAATATCACTTTTATGATTCTAACCGAATCAAAAGATAGAAAAATTAAGCACGAATTGGAAGATTTAAAGAAAGCAAATCGTAAACTTAAAAACGAAACAACACCTGAATTAACAACTCGTTTAAAACATAGCATTCTATCAGTAGATGGTGATTATGAATTAAAAACTATTAGAAATTTTGTTGATAATGAATTGTTTGCATTTGATTCAAAGGCATTACGAAATCATATAAGAGAAGTTTCTCCTGATATTGACCTAACTTGGGAATTTATTTCAGAAGAAACTGGCGAAGGGAGGGAGATGTCGTTGCCAATCGACTTGTCCTTTTTTTGGCCTAACGATTAAATATAGACAACAACTTCACGGGCATATATTTGACCTTGTATACCACGGAAATGGTGGGTTTACTTGGAACGATGTTTACAATATGCCTGTATGGGCTCGTAAGTTCTATCTTAATAAAATTATTGAGTTCAAGACTGCGGAAAAAACGTATAATGAGGAGTCTATGAAGAAATCACAAAGGGGAACACGAAAATAGTTCCCCTTTGATATTTATATAAGATAATAATAGGAGACATATGAATTTCTTACAAAAAATAATTACAAGAAACCTTTTAAAGGGTATGGAAAAGATGGCTCAAAAAGACCCTGCAGTTCGTAGCAGTTTTGATGCCCTTGCTAAAGCCTCATACCAACTACAAAAAGATATAGATGCACATATCAAAAACTCTAAAGATACTTTTAAGTAAGTAATATTAGGTAACCCAAATGGCAAAGACTAACAAGCAGAGATACCAAGAGCAGAAGGCTCGTAAGAAGACTATGGAAGATAATGACTTCCTCAATAGTCAGGCCGACCTACTCAATCGTAAAATGCAAGACCACATTGAAAATGCCAAGGAGTTGGGTAAACTTCGACAAGACTTATTAAAAGGAATGGTTGATGAGGTTGATAATCTTGACCAACAAAAAAAATTGTTAAAAGACTACGAAAAGTCAATGCAATTGTTGGTGGATGGTAGAAGTAAAACTGCTCGAAATTTAAAAGAAGAGATAGATGCACTTAAAAAGGTAATCAAAGTCGAGGAGAGGCGAAGAGACCTACAATCTGAACTGCAGACTAAAGCCGATGGTATGTTAGATGGTCTTGAAGGTCAAATTAAAAAAGTTCCAATTATCGGAGATTTTTTAGCGTCTACAATGGACTTCAAAGGTTTAAAAAAGAAAATGGGTAAGATATTAAAAGGAGTAACCCAGCAATTCGTAGCGTTAACTGCCGCAGGAGTTCCTGCCGGAAAAGCAATTGGTATGTCCTTTAGAGGTGCAATAAAACCTATAATGAGCTTTGGTGCAACTTTATGGGCATCGCTGGCACCATTACTACCTATCATTCTTCCTATTATAGCCGCACTTTATTTATTTAAAAAGGCATTGGGAGTTGACCAGCAAGTAGCTGATTTAAGTCGTGAGATGGGAATCGGTAATGATGAAGCTAGAGAAATGGTTACCAACTTTAATGACTTATCATCGGGTACTAATAACTTAAATATTTCAACCAAAGGTCTAATTCAAGCACAAAAAGAACTTGCATCTTCGATTGGAATGACTGCTCAATATACTGGTGAAATGTTAAAAGACCAAATACTACTTACAAAGTATATGGGTATGTCGGGTGACCAGGCTGCTAATTTCCAAAAGATTGCCGCAGGTGCTGGGATGTCAACTCGTGAAATGCAACGAGAAGTTGCCGGAACAGTCCAACAATTAAATGATGCTACTGGGCTGTCCGTTGACTTCGCAGGTGTAATGAGAGAAATATCAGACCTATCAGGTGAAATGAGAGCTAGATTTAATGGTAATGTTAAAGAGATGGCCCTTGCAGTAGCTCAAGCAAAAGCACTTGGTACTACACTCCAAGAATCATCAGATGCTGCTCAAAATCTCCTTAATATGGAATCATCTCTTAAAGCCGAAATGAAGGCAAGAATGTTGACTGGTGTTAACATCAATAATGATGAAATTAGAAGAGCTCAATTGATGGGTGACCAATCCGAAGTATTACGACTACAAGCGAAACAAATGAATGAGATTGGTGATATTAGTAATAAATTACCACACGAACAACGGGCTATCGCAGATGCAATGGGTATGTCGGTAGACCAGCTTGTTAAGATGAACGAACAACAAACAATGTTGCGTAAGTTAAATGTCGATAATCTTGCAGACCTTAAAACATCGGATATTTTAAATTCTAATCTAACAAAACAAGAGAAAGACAAGTTATTACTCCAACGAGAACAAATGTCTCAACAAGAAAAAATGGCGGCATTGACCGACAAGTTATCGGCTGCATTTGATGAGATAGCTGTTGTATTAGTTCCTGTTATTTCGTATTTGCTAAATCTTGTAATGTCACAACTAAAGTTCTTGATGCAACCATTAAAAACAATATCAGGTATCTTTTCGGGTATCGGTATGATAATCGATGGTGATATCCAAGGTGGTTTGATGAAAATCGGTAAGTCAATAGTTGACTTAATATTGTCACCATTTAAATATATAGCTGATATGATAGGTGGTATATTTGGTATTGAAGATACATCAGGTAAGATAGGTAACTTCATTACAGGTGGTAGTGATGCTGAAGAAATTAATGATGGTGTAATTACCCCAACAGGTGAAGTCATAAAAACAAACCCAATGGACTACATTATGGCAGTTAAGAATCCATTTGATATGTTAGGTGGTTTAGCTAGTGGCATTGGTGGAATGCTCGGAGGTGGTGGTGGAATTGACTACGATAAACTTGCAGCCGCATTAGCAAGTCAACCACTTCAAATCATAGTTGATGGTAAAGTAGTATCTGCTATCACACGAAAACAAAATACAAACAAATCATACAATAGAATGATGGGATAAATAAATGGCGTTGAAGGATTTAAAATCGGACTTGTCTAAATTTAGAAGACCTGTGGAAAAACCACTCATTGAAAAGAAACGAGTGGATGTTCCAAAGTCATCTAATCAGACTCCACTATCGCAATTTGTGGATTCAACTCCCAATGCGCCAAAATCCCAAACAACATCCCCTAAACAAGGTGTGACTCCAGCCAAGTTTGATAACTCATCAAATTTCTTGGGAGAAACGACTCAAAATCAATTTGATAACTCATCTAAATTTATGGGTGAGACTTCTCCAAGTCAGTTTGATAACTCATCAAATTATCTTGGGGAGA